AACTGGAATATGTCCAGATGCCTTAATACTTTTAATATCCTTTGCACTATAATCTTGCTTTTTCATCCAAGTAAAAAGGAAAGGATGAATATCAGCAGCTTTCACTTCTTGATATAGTTCATCGACTGCTTTACGTTGTTTTTTATGGAATTCTTCACCGCTAAGTTCCAACGCATTACTCCAATCAATAACTGAAGCATTACCTTTACGTCGAACTGCTGCACGAGCTTTTTGTTTGCGTGATTTACGAGGTACTGAAATAGCCATATGTGTTTCTCCTATTTTTAACACTTTTTAAACTATATATGCATAATATACTCTATTCTACATCTTGTCAACCGCATAAATACAATATAAAGGAAAAAGCATGCCGAGACTTAGTTTATATAAACCGTATAAAAGTAACGATTTCAACTTCATGGATAGAAATATTCGTGAACAATTTGATATCGGTGGTACTGCCATACATGTACACAAGTATCTAGGACCAAAACAACAAAACGATGCTGATGATCCTAGTGAACCAAATTACGGAAGTGGTTTAGAAAAAGATCTATTCAGTGGTGAAGAAATTAATCCAGAAGGTTGGATTAACGAAACTAAAGTACAAGATTTACTATTCATGGAAAATAGAGATCGTAAATACGATCCCGACATTTATGAACTACGTGGTGTTTACAATGTAAGCGATAATGATTTCGATCTAACACAATTTGGTTTATTCCTAACTAACGACACCTTGTTTATTACTTTTCATATAAATGATATGGTAGAGCGCCTGGGACGAAAATTAATGCCAGGCGATGTTTTAGAACTTCCACATCTGCGTGATGAATTATTATTGAGTCAGGATAGAAATGCTGTAAATAAATTTTATGTTGTACAGGATGCTAACCGCGGTAGTGAAGGATTTAGTCAAACTTGGTACTCACATATTTGGCGTGTCAAGGTAGCACCACTTACAGATACACAAGAATACAGTGATATTCTTGGTACAGCAGATGATGTAAATAGTTTAAAACAATCATTAAGTAACTATAAAACAGAACTTAATATCAGTGAAGCCATTGTTCAAGCTGCTGAAGAAGCAGATCCGCTCGGTGTACCGTTACAAGACCACTTGTTTGGTATTCCAGAAGAGGATACAGATTATGATCATGGTGAGACATTAAAACAGGGAGACCAATTCCCTCAGGATCCTAATGATGGTGATTATTTTGTGAGAACAGACTTTACACCAAATAGATTGTTTGTATATCGTGGCAGTAGATGGCATCGCTTATATGATAATATCACGGCTAATACATGGAGTGATAAGACATACAATGCAAGTGGATTCATTAATAATGATTCAACCACTGTTGTGGATAATCAAGAATTCCCAGAACGTCAGGCACTAAGCCAAGTTATTAAACCAAAGAGTGATTTCTAATGGCGACAAAAGAACAACAATACTTTTACGATAAGCAGATGCGTAGATATATACAACAATTTATTCGCATCTTTAGCGGGTTTAGTGTTCAAATGGGTATTAGCGATGAAGGATTTCCAATCTATCAACAAGTACCAGTTCGCTATGGTGATGTAAACAGAATGGCTGCACACATTACTCGTGAAAATAGTGAAAATATTGTAAACACTGTTCCATTTATTAGTTGTTATGTTACAGACTTAAACATGGCTCCTGATCGTAGGACTTATCAACAATATGTTGAAAAAGTACAAGTCTATGAAAAGAAAGTAGACGATACCACTGGTGCTTATACTAATGACATAGGTAATACCTATACTATTGAGCGACACCAACCAGTTCCTTATAATCTAGTTATGAACTGTGATATTTGGACAAGTAATACGGATCAAAAACTACAAATGCTAGAACAAATCATGGTTTTGTTTAATCCTACACTTAATATTAGATCTACAAATAACCCGTTTGATTGGTCTGCATTATCTTATGTTGAAATGACAAATACTATTTGGAGTAGTAGAAGTGTAGGTAGTAGTATTGATGATATTATTGATGTCGCAACATTAAGTTTTACAATGCCTGTTTTCATCAATCCACCTGCAAAAGTTAAACAACAAAAATTGGTTTATAATATTATTAATAAGTTATGGAGCCTAGATGATGAAGATTTAGATAATTTTGAAAATAATGAATCTTTTGATCAAACTACTCTACAGTATACAGTTGTAACATTACAGGACAGACAATTAAAATTTGAAGATGGCAAGGCTTACTTGCATAATAAATCAGGAACAAATTTAGATGCTGCTGGTAATATTCTAAGTTGGGCTATTGAATTAGAAAACTTTGGTAAACTTAGAGAAGGCATTAGTCAGTTGCGTATTAGAAAGACGAGTGATCCTGGAGCAGTGGATGAGGATGTAATTGGTAGAGTGTCGTTTGATAGTACTGACGCAAATGCATTAATCGTTGATGTTGATGCGGATACACTACCAACAAATACACTTTCACCTATAGACGGAGTAGTAGACCCACAAAAGAATTATCCAGGAGATGGTAGTGTACCTATTGCAACGATAGGACAACGATATCTTCTAACTAATATACTTCCTCTAAGTACACATTGGAGTAACTTAGTAGCAAATCAAAATGACATCATTGAATATAACGGATCATCTTGGATTGTAAGTTTTGACTCCTCTGCCGCAATCGCCACAACACACTATGTTTTAAATAATACAACTAGTGATCAATTTGAGTGGGACGGTTCTGATTGGTTTAACAGTTACGAAGGTATGTATAAAGCAGGTTACTGGCGGCTATATCTATAAGGTAATATAATGATTAAAGTAGATGGCCACGATTGTTGGCACGAACTTCTCAATAACAAGCGTGGAAGTGCATTAAATACTATTAGAATGCTCCGTGCCGGTCTTTCAAAAACTGATAGTATATGTGTAGAAGTTTCATGGCTTAACCTATTACTATCTACAAGAATACTAGATGATTATTTGCCAGAATTTCCTAATATAAAATACGCTATTTTTTATAGAAGTCATAAAGATTATTTAGACCCTAACTATGGATTAGAAGCAGATATCAACAATTTTAATTCATGGATGAATAGTAAACATCCTATTAAAATTGATTTTCTAGATTTGCGTATAGTAAAAGCAAAACACATGCAAGAAGATTTAATAGATAATGCAATAGCACACGTTATAAACTTACATTGGACTATTAATAACTGTTTAGATTTATATTTCGATGTAAATGAAAAAAATCCTACTACATACTATAAAATGTATAAAGTATTGTCTGAATACAGACCAAAATATAGTATAGAATCATTCCACAATAGTATTAGAAATAATCTAGTAGAATACGCATCTTTAATAGATACTATAAGTAAAGAAATTAACGAAACATTACGAGATAGCAATGATTAAAGCAAGTGGTTGTTTATTTTTAGCCCTAGATACAGGTAGAGTTATGCTACAACAACGAAGTGGAGATACCAGTCATCCTAGAACCTGGGGATTTTTTGGCGGTAAAAGTGAAAAAAGTGAACGCCCTATACAAACTCTATTAAGAGAATTAGAAGAAGAAATAGGGATATTACCAGACGTAGGGAAAGTTTATCCGTTACACAAATTCACAAGTCCTGATAAGAATTTTGAATACCATACTTTTCTTGTTTCTGTATTTGAAGAATTTTTACCTCTTTTAAATAATGAAAGTGATGGATATTGTTGGGTTAAAATAGATAATTGGCCAAGACCTTTACATCCAGGAGCAAAGGCACAATTATACAATAAAGATTTTGTAAAAAAAATAAAAACCGTCCTTAATAATTCTACTAAGAACGGTTCTAATTGGTTGGATACTCTTTAGTCGTCTGCGCTGATACGCTTTTTCATACTAGCAACAAACTGTTCACGCAACCATTCAAAATCATTGATTTTGTTTAATGCTTCAACGTCATCTTTGTTTGCTTCACCGTATGCTTTGCCTTCAAGAGCACCTTTAATACAATAACGTCCGAAACGCTCACCATTATCAACTGTGCACCAGGTATCAAGTCTTTCTTGTGTTTCAGCATCAACTTGATTAGGATTGATACGACTTGCTAGTTTAACGCATTCACGAAAAGCACTACGCCAAGTTCTATATGGATCTTTGTTAAATCGTGTAATGTTACTTACATCACTGACAGGTTGATAATGCGCCACGCCTGTTGAAAAATCAGGAAGTTCATGTCCCAGTGTTATAAGTTGCTGTTTAGGAAATAACTTGACACCTCCATATCCATATTCCAAACCATTGATTGGATTTTTTGCACTCCATACATAAGTTGTATTTCTACGATTAGACATCGGCGGAACAAAATCAAAATTAAAGTGATCCATAATATCAGCATCTGCATCAACTACATAAACCATTTCAGTTGTTGCTTGGTTGCCTACTTCTTTGTGTGCATTACCAATACCTTCAACATTCTTAACATGATGAGAATCTGGAAATCGTTGTTTTAATTTAGCAAAATTACTATCTGCTTCTGCTTCATGAAAACTGATCATAAAGATTTCAAAATCAGTATCATGATAACTAGAAATAATTTTATTTTTTACACTATCGTAAGCAATTCCACTTGTTGGGACTAATCTAATATCTCCCCAACGTACTGCTCTACCACTTCGTTTTCCTACCCTTGGAAATTCATGTATAAAAGTCTTACCTTCAGAACTTGGTCTATAATGCCATGTAAAATCAGGTTTGATATTTGCTGTTTCATCTACAATCCACACCATATCACTTTCAGTTTGATATTCTAATCCTTTGAGTAATAAATCATCAAAAGATTTAATACGTGGACCTGTATATACAGGATAACTTTGAAAAATATATTTTTTCAATCTGTCCCAGGGCGTGATAACATTTTGCCCTTTAAATTCAAATAAACTTGATTTAACATCTTTTAAATTAATCATTGCAATCGCCTTTTATAGTATATGATTTTGTACCGATATGAGCAATGTTTTTACTCAAATCATTTTCAAGCCAGACATCGTATCCTGCTTCTCTTGCCTTTGTACAAAAGTATATATCTTCTCCCATGAGACTATCATTTACTTCGTCCCAGGAAATTCTAAAATGTGGTGCTGGTATGTTTTCGTAAACTTCTCGCTTTACTAACATACACCCCATACCAACTGCCCAAATTTTTTGTATTCCTGTTCCATCATATACTCTGCTGTCTAAGTCGTATTCACTTCTAAAAGCAACAGGTCTATGTGGCGGAACCCTTGTGCTATAGTTACATGCTATAATATCTTTATCATGCGATAGCAGGGCGTTTAAGGTGTATGTAGGGAAAGATATATCACTATCAATCCATAACAAATGTGTACAATCTGTGTCTAATGCCTGTTCTACTAATTCTTGTCTCTGCATTGTAACTTCGCTACCCATAACCATGTTTACTGTAATCTTCTGTCCAGCCTGCCCGCACTTATATGTAAGATTGGACAGACTGTTCGCAAACATGATGGTTACAAAGTCACGCACAGGAACGCAAATAGCAACCCTAGCATCAGTGTTCGTTTTATAATGAAATTTGGGTATGCTTACCATTAGTCCTGAACAAGATCAGTGGCAAGTTCCGCTTCAATTTGACGAACGTTTTCGTTCAATGTTTTAGCAAGCATAGTAGCACTCTTTACACTGGCGGCAAAGGCATCATCACTAAGAGCGGCCATATGATGCATTGTTTCTGGTTGTACCTTACCAATGGTAAGGATATCAATAGCGGCTAGTTTTGCTAGACGCTCAATCCAGTACTGCTCTTCTTCTGCTTCAATATTTGCTAACAATTCTTCTACATTGTTGTTAGCCGCAAAGTCATCATAAACTGCCTGTAGTACTGGAAGATCAGGATGATTTGCCGCTTTTGCCGCTTCTAATTCCACAGTAAGTGCCTGTGCTTTTCTTGCGGCAGTTGGGTGCGATCCCAACACAAATGTTTCGATTTCGAAACGTGTACGAATACTCATAGATTTTTCTCCTGTGAATTTATTATAGAGTTTCTTTATTATACTGTAAAGTATTAAAAAGTCAACTGAATCAGTTGACTTTATAAATTAACTAGCGCCTGTCGGATTAGGATTCTGCCATCCGCCAAATGTGGCTGATAGTCTAATGTTTGTTGTAACGTTAGGTGAAATATATGTTCCTAAACTATACAAACTTTGAGTACCTGACAAACCAAAGTATGTTCTGATACTTCCGATACTAATGGTAGAGCCGGTTGCTGGTAGTGCCATTATTATTCTCCTCTTTGGATATTTTGAATTTGACTTTTTAGATCATCAATCTCTGATTGTTGTTCTTTTACTGCTTGAATTAGTAGTGCCACTATACGATCATATTTAACTGCTTTTATACCATCTTCTCTTGTACCTACTACTTCGGGAAGTACAGTTTCGATCTCCTGAGCAATCACACCTACATCATGTTTACGAATAAAATAATTGTCTTCGCCACCTTTTGCTTCTAGGTAATCTTGCGTCCAGTCAAATTCAACACCACGAATCTGCTTAACTTTATTTATCGCATTATCAATTTCAACTACGTTTTCTTTTAATTTTTCGTCAGAACTGTAATACGCTGTAACGTCTGCTGTAGCACGAATATCTCCAGCAGTACCGCTTGCCGCTGTTCCGGCGCCTATACTATTAAACTGAATATTAATACCGCTACTACTACTCGTATCTACTAATTCTTTCCAGGCACCTGAGTGAGCAAAATAACCTTTACCTTCAGCATGTACATGAGCAAACATACCGTGATAACTTGAAGCAGATGGTAAATCGCCAGTAGTAGCATATACATTTGAATATGTTATTTTATTTGTGCCTAAATTTAAATCAGCACCCTCAATGTGTGTTCTAACTTTTGTATCAGTATAATATTGTGCAGTTGTATGTTCTGCTAAATCTGCTGTGGTATTTTGGGCTAAATCAAACGCACCTGATCCTAGACTTAAATTTGATCCGTCTGCGCTAAGTGTTGCACCACCAAGGCTAATTGTAGTACCGCTCAAATACAAATCTCTAAATTTAAATGTAGTACTACCTAAATCATAACTAACATCTGTGTCTGGAATAATATGCCCGGCTACAGTAGTTGCGCCAAGTGTTTTGTTAGTTAGTGTATCTGTAGAACTTGCTGTAATGTAACCATTTGGATTAGTAGCATTATACGGCGTATATCCCAACGCACCTGTTACATCTCCGCTTGTTACTGTATAACCTGTAATGTAACCACTGTCGTTTGTAAATGTGCTTACATTTGTTGGCTGTGTATAACTAATAACACCTGTTGTGTTATTATAACTAATACTACCTGTAGCACTTATAGCAGCTCTCGCTCTAGCATCTGTATAATATAAGTTAGCAGAACCTTCTGAAATACCGTCAGTGTTACCAGTAAATGTTGATGAACTACCAAATGCTGTATATGCTGAGCCATCGTTTGTAAATTCCCAAACATTGGTGCTTTCATTATATCTAATAAACACATTGGCTTCAGTGCCACGTTCTACTTCAATACCAGCATTTTGACTTGGTGTTCCAGTTTCGTCAGCGTTTAGTGTAATAATAGCATCGCCAATGTTCACTGTATTTGAATTTACAGTGGTTGTTGTGCCACTAACTGTTAAGTTACCACCAATAGTAACATTGCCACCTAATGCAGTGGCAAGATCTGTGTTAAAATCACTTGTGCCATATGTACTCGCTGTTGGTGCTGCAATCCATGTGCTTGTGGCATTTTCCCAGGTTAATACATAAGTGTCTGCTCTAGCACTATCGTCTATATCTGCTAGATCACTTAGATTAGCACTAGCAATACGCAAATCTACTCTGCCATCTGTATAGTAAAGATTACTTGATCCTTCAGCAAGGGCATC